TCACAATTTTTAAAACCACTCTCAATACACTTATAAAATTTAATATCACCGTTATAAGTTTTTGAATCTGTGAAATAAAAGTTTATATTCAATATACATTTGAGTAATACTTTACCTTTTCTTTGATTTGATGATTTATTTATTTCTAAATTTAGTGACTCATCAACTCCATTTAAAATTATTAAATTAATAGATTTTGAATTTTCATTAACAATCTCTCTAATTATATCAGGTGTTCCTTTAGACTCATTTATCATACATTATATATTAGTTTTGTATTTCCAAATGAAACCTGCGTAGAAATCTTTTTCACCTTTACAACATTTAGAAATTTGACTCCTTTTAAGTGTTGAGTCATGCCTTTCTATCTCTCTTAAAGACTTCCACTCGCTTATTAAATTACCATCTAAATCATATTGAAGTATTTTATGCCTTTCAACTTTCCTACCTAGTATAGACTTTCTTATTTTTTCTTTTTGTTCCTCTGTTTTAGGTAGCCTATTACCAACATTTTTCGGATTATTTAGCTTTGCTTGTCTTAGCTTTTCGTTATGTTCATCAGTCATTTTTAATCCATAAGCCCAATGATTCTCTGGATTAGAAAAATATTCTTTTAAAGTGTCGCTTATTTTTCCTCTAACAATATCATCACTACTTTTATTTGGATTGTGTATTTTCATTCTCTCTGAATAATAATTCCTTAATTCAGATGCTTTTTCTTCACCAACTATTTCTTCAAGCCTTTTGCCTTTTCTAGATGATGAAATTTTTTTTCTCGTCTCTTGTGAATGCTCTGTAACATCTGTTGAGTGTGAGTTTGTAAGTTGAGACCCACTTTCGTAAAAGTGTGCTACCCATTTATTTTCTTTTTCATTTGACTCTTCATAACTTTGACATTCATCTATCACTTCAACTAAAGGTTTTAATCCTAAATTTATTATTTTTCTAATCCACCTTGATTTATAAGTATTATACTCTTCATCATCTTCTTTTAATGACCTTCTAATGTGGTCTCTATATCTTCTATCAACATTATTTGTTTGTCCAACATATTTAATCTCTAAAGTTTTAGGGTCTTTCAACACATAAATATATCTCATATTAAAATTTATTTCTTTTATATATAAAATTTTACTCCGTTCCTTAGTCAATACCATAAACTTTTTATGAAAAAATACTATAAATTTAGTATCATTAAAAAAATATGTCAAAATGTCAGTTTTTTTTTAGTGGCACAATAATTGAAAATTAAACGAAAAAAAAATAAATTATGGCAAAAGATGTAATTATAGGAGTGGATCTTGGAACCACTAACTCGGCAGTTGCTGTCGTTGAAAACGGAGAACCAATCGTTATTACAAATGCTGAGGGTAAAAGAACCACACCATCAGTAGTTGGATTTACAGACAAAGACAGAAAGATTGGTGATCCTGCTAAACGTCAAGCAGTAACAAATCCAAAGAAAACTATTTATTCAATTAAAAGATTCATTGGTAAGGATTTTTCTGTTTGTAAGGATGAAGTTGGTAGAGTACCTTATGAAGTAGAAAAAGCGGGTAATAATGTACCAGGTGTTAAAATAGATGATAGACTATACACACCACAAGAAATCTCAGCAATGATTCTTCAAAAAATGAAAAAAACTGCTGAAGATTACTTAGGATATGAAGTGAATAGAGCAGTAATCACTGTTCCAGCTTACTTCGGAGATGCAGAGAGAACAGCAACAATTGAAGCCGGTGAGATTGCTGGTCTTAAAGTAGAAAGAATTATCAATGAGCCAACAGCGGCAGCACTTGCTTATGGACTTGATAAGAAAAATACAGATGCTAAAATCTTGGTATTTGACTGTGGTGGTGGTACACATGATGTATCTGTATTAGAGATAGGGGATGGTGTATTTGAAGTTAAATCTACCGATGGTGATACTCACTTAGGTGGTGATGATTTTGATAATGCTATCATCAATTGGATGGTTGAAGAATTCAAATCTGAACACAATATGGATTTATCAAAAGATCCAATGGCTTTACAGCGTCTTAAAGAAGCCGCTGAAAAAGCTAAGATTGAATTATCTTCAACTTCACAAAGTGAGATTAACTTACCTTACATTACTGCACAGGATGGGTTACCACTTCACTTTGTTAAACAACTAACACGTGCTAAATTTGACCAATTAACTGCTGGATTAGTTGAGAGAACAATAGCATGTGCGAAAAGTGCTCTTAAATCAGCTGGATTAAAACCATCTGATATTGATGAAGTTATTTTAGTTGGTGGTTCTACTAGAATACCATCTGTTCAAGAGGCACTTGAAAAGTATGTTGGTAAAAAACCAAATAAATCTGTTAACCCGGATGAAGTAGTTGCATTAGGAGCTGCTATTCAAGGAGCAGTACTTACTGGAGGAATCACAGACGTTCTTCTTTTAGATGTAACTCCTCTTTCATTAGGTATCGAAACAATGGGTTCAGTGATGACTAAGTTGATTGAAGCGAATACAACAATTCCGACCCGTAAGTCAGAAACGTTCTCTACCGCAGCTGACAATCAACCATCAGTTGAAATTCACGTTCTTCAAGGTGAAAGACCTATGGCTAAAGATAACCGTTCACTTGGTCGTTTTCACTTAGATGGAATTATGCCAGCACCAAGAGGAATTCCTCAGATTGAAGTAACATTTGATATTGACGCAAATGGTATTCTTTCAGTATCTGCAAAAGATAAGGCTTCTGGTAAAGAGAATAAAATTCGAATCGAAGGTGGTTCTCAACTAACTAAGGAGGAAATTGAAAGAATGAAATCTGAAGCTGAGTCAAATGCTGAATCTGACAGATTGGAAAGAGAAAAAGTCGATAAGTTAAACATGGCTGATAATTTGATTTTCCAAACAGAAAAACAAATTAAAGAATTCTCTGAGAAATTAACCGATGATGATAAATCAACTCTTAATTCTAATTTAGAAGAACTTAAGAAAGCTTATTCTGAAAAGGATGTTGAAAGAATTGACGAGTCTTCTCAAAAGTTAAATGAGAGTTGGCAAACAATTTCAACAAGACTCTACCAACAAACTAATGAATCTGATTCAAGTACAGATACAAACTCATCCGATGAGGTACAAGATGCAGATTTCGAGGAAGTTAAGTAATGTCTACTTTTAGGTCGTAAGTCAGAAAAAGGAACGGAGCAGAAACCTCTTAGAAATAAGGTAAGGAAACGAAGTATGAAAGTCTGATGTTTTGACCCCGTTCAAGTTAAGGACATGAAAAACAAAAACCCAGTCATTGACTGGGTTTTTTATTTATAGTGAATCATAGTCACCACAAGTAGATCTACATTCTCTGTCAAGTCCCGGATAATCACCGTCATTAGTTATAATATCTTCATCAGTATTGAGATATGACATTGTGTCCATATAAGGATAATAGTCAAACTTAGTTTCATCCGCATTAACAATTATTCTACCTAATTTTCTTTCAGAACCATTAGTTATTTTATCCCACTGATCCATAGATTGTGATACCTTATACCACCAACCATTTTTTTCTGCAAATTGTTTAAATAAATCTACATCAGAATCGTAAGTTGTGTATATTCTATCCATAAAAGTTATTTTTTGTCCTTCAAAGGTAGCATCCCAAAGAATAGCTCTCCCTCTTATCTTATCTGATTTGTATTTATCATTCTCAATCTTACCATCTTCTGAATAAAGTATAACCATAGACACTTGACTATTATCACCGTAAATATCAAAATAATCCGAATTAACACTTGCCATACAAGAATTATTAAGTGTTCCACCACCTCTCTGATAATTATCTTCATCATACCAATAAGATATATCTCTTCCTTTTACAATATCAAATTGTTTAAGAGCATCCATAGAAAAATCAAATGTAGCTTTGTATTGATTTGTAAAATCTTCTATATCTTTATCTGTGAAATTTATATCCGCTGATTTTAAGATAGCTCTTACAAGTCTTCCTACTTTCATATTATTTCTAGAAGAAGTCCAAATTTCTTTCGGTTCCACATCATAAGGTTCTAAACCTATCTTATTTATAACACTAATTCTAGGATTTTCAGAGTCATATTCTTCAAAAAGAACATATATTTTATCAGAAACTGGACTTTTAGTTTCTTTTAGTATAATACCAACTGTGCCTATTGATGGTGACCAAACTTCTCTATTTTCTTTATCATACCCTAAAAGTTCAAAAATTCTATTATTTCTATCACTATGTGTTAAATATCTACCATCATTTATTACTTTAAATGTTTCAACTTTCTTATCACCTTTAATTTCCTGAGCCTTAGCATCTGGTATAAAACTAACTGAATCTTTTGTATCAGTTATATCAATATAATTATATCTAATATCGTGGTCATCTCCTACTATTGCTAGAAGCTCTTTAGCAATTTTGTTGTCTCTCATCTTACTAATTAAATTTTTAAATTTATTGG